CGGGGTTTAATCGGTCCCGGGCGGGCCACTGTTGGAATGAGCCGCTCGATACATTCGGCACTAACCTTTTGGGGCCAGTGCAGTTTGTAAAACTCACTCACGGGTTATCCGCGTCCAAAATATATTGGAAATAAAAGCAAATATTTTTGGAATTTTCTGGCTACACCACCGCCTGAGCAAGCGTAGGTAAGCAAATCTTCACCAAACAAAACTCTTCATAAAACTGAATAGGAAAAATAAAAGATGGAGAACAGAAAGAAAAGAAATTTTCAAGTAGGCGTTACCCTGCGATGAGGTGGAACACCCACCCAAAAGATGGGCTGGAAGTCGTCGTCAAACGCGCGCAGCATCAAGCGATCATCAGCCCCATCACCAGCGCCAAAGCCTCGGTAGGCCAGCGTGCCCGAAGGATGCCAGCCTGTCGGCGTGGTCTGGACCAGATACTTGTTCCATGACACTGGGCAGAAGCGATACTTGCCCTGATAAGCTACAGCGACTGCGCCACCCTCTCCTGCAACATCGTAGTGCACACGGGAGGTGGCCACAAAAGCTGGCAAATCAGAGACTCGTTCTAGCGTAAAGCTGTTGTACCACTCCAAAGCCTGACCATTGTTCCACAATTCAAAGTAGGTGGGTTTGGCGCTCACGCTAAGATTAACGAAGCGCACGCGGACCCCACCACGCATGAAAGCGAAACAACTGAGAATGGAAGAATGGCGATCAGACCGGTGGGTGGTGGCACCACCAGTGGAGAAAACTGTCCAAGGATAGAAAACGGCAAAACTTGTCTCTGGTACTACTGGCATTACGACCTGCTCGTAGCGCTTCAAAAGCGTCAACATGCTGGAAACGTGTTCACCTTGGGAGTGCCCAGAGAAGAGCGTGCTACCCAGAGGGTTGTCTTCTCCCATTGTGTGGCACAAACCACCGTCGACCTCGGTCGATCCGCCTTGGGCCTCAAGTTCTGGCTCAATGATGGACCCGGGGGTCCACTCAAACAGACGGGGAACTGCAACCTCAAAGTCCTCGCCACCGCGCACAAACACCGCGGCGCTGATGCTTTGGGCGCAGGTTTCTGGGGCCCGAAGCGGCGTCAACACATGCACGAACAGTCGCCCAAAGGACTCGTTTCGGTACAAATAATCGTGGGGCACGACATAAGGCACGCGAACGCAAACCTCGTCTGCATCTTGAAAATCGTACACTAAACGGTAGGCCTTGGGTGAGACATTGAACGACATGGTTGTTGCTGCTGGACCGGGCACAAATGAGAACTGGATTTGACCGGCATGGAACGCTGTCTTGGCAAACATGAACTTGAATTCGAGCGACCCTCGGTAGCACTGGAAATGCTCTGTCAACCACCTAATCGGTGTGAAGAACTCGGTGCCCAGGGTTTGCAATCGAAACTCCTCGGGATTCATGGGATACTGCGCAATTTGCTGTCCGACTGTGTTCGATGTGGCGAACGTCACTAACGCCCAAGGTGCCCACTGCCTCTTGATAAAAGCGATGGAGCACTGATCGGTGCTGTCAATTGTGGCGTCATCCAAAACCATCAACTTGTTGTCGGAAAACAGCGACATCTTTTGCGCACTGTCCGTGCCTGTGGCGCTGGCCAAATTCCAATGGTTGCTACGCGTCACGCGGTTGTTCATGTCATCATGGGCTGGCTTCGACCAGCCAAGAGCTCCAGCCGTGAGCGCGGCTGCGTTGAGCATCCACTGGGTGGGGCCCACAAAGGGCTGAATGGACGGGATGGTCATCAACGGGGCACTCGCTTGTGCCAGCCCCGAGAGAAAACTCGAGACTGGCGTGTGCTCCTTCTCTTGCTGGTTGCCACGGCGCCTGATGCGCGGCCTGGTTGTGGCAATTTGAGACTGCGCGACGACCGTGGTGCTTTGCCCGAACAACTCGACATCCTCCAGCGACATCCACAGGTTCCAGGTGATCGAGGGCGACCCACTGGAGCCGATGCTCAGGGGCAGGAGCACCCTCACCTCGACGCGTGCAGGTGACACGCGATCCAGGGTTGTGAGCTCCATAAACCTAAGCGGGGTTACAAACGGAATTTTCAAAACAACTGATTCCTCGGAAGGAGTTAGGTATACACCAGGCAACTGGTTGAAGCTGATGAAATGTTGAGTGTGTTCAAAGACCTTGTTTGGGTTGGTCTCAGGTGCAGGATAATATGCCATTCGGACGCTGCCTGCATGGAAAGGAGTTCCGTTGAGGGTCAAACGTAACACGGTTGTGAACCGCATTCCGTAATAACCTTGCAACTTCTCCCTCCACATGGCATTGTCCAACATCATGTCGGCAACATTTGCTGAATAAAGCTGATCATTCACGATGTTACTAGTCTGCCAATTGCCGGAAGCCACTAAATACGGTTTACTGAGGTATTCAGCGACTGATTGGATCTGATTGGGCAAAATGGCGCCAGCAACTTCTGGATTCAACAACTTTGGCACTCTGGTCTCAACAACCACGGAAGCATCCATGGCAACACTCGTTACGCCAGCGGCGTCAGACACCACCGGCTCGTGGGCCACATTTTCCGCTGCGGCTTGCGGTTTGTTGTCGGTTGTGGGGTTGTTAGGTCATGTGGACATCCACGCATGGACCGACCCAGATCCAGCGTTTGATTGGCTTGCAGTATTAGTGGGGGCTGCCCACAGCCGTGACTGCGATGGTAAAAACCAACCAGCATCCGTCGACCACCGCCAAAAGCGGTCGATGGACCCAGCCTAGTTTAACGTCATAGCTGGTTCGTCGGACGGTGCTCGCTCAGTACGACGCGTCCGAACTCAAGAAGAGTTCGAAACGCTCCTCCCACCTGCGAATCTCAAGGGGACGCTCCAGCCACGTACCAACGGCTGCTTGCTGAATGGTGCGCTGCCAATGATAATACACATCTGGGCCGTGCGCAGCTAGCTCAATGAGCATCGTGTGCACGCGATTGAGATAATCATCATGGGTGTGGTCCGTCTTGTTCATCCACTGGACGCAATTCAAAATTGTATCCATGGACAAAGCCGCCACAAAGCGTGTTTCCGAGTATTGCCTCAATCTCAAGAACCTCCGCTTTAGGAACGTGACCTCATGAATGGTGCTCCACACATCCACAAAATCCTCGCCTTTGTTTTCATCGGTGAACTTGATGTCCCACTTATGGAACACCTTCTTGAAATTAAGAAAACTAAAGGTCGGATTATCGGATGAGATCAACACATCGTCACCATAGGTGTCGGCTTCAATCTCACCCACACTTGCATCCTCTGCGGCCTCAGCGATCTCCTTGGCTGCGCTGAACACCATCAACAGTGTCATAATTGAGTTCAAAATCACCGTGAGGATGTTCCCGCTCGGGTTGCAGCCAATCCACTCATACACGGCATTACCAAAGGCATGCCTACTGTAAATGAGCTCATCAAAGAGTACCTCACGAATTTCATAGTCCGGCGTACCGTAGTCATTGTAAAACTCATGAATAATATCCTTGATGCGACGCATCGCATTGGGTTCCATGCTGCAATCGAAATTTCCAACATCGCCCGCCACGCAAAACCGCTTGGCGTGCTTGTTGCCGAGCACGGTCCACTCCTCACTAGTTGGACTGATGCCAACTGCAATTCCGTTCACGATCCGGTTGTTCATGACGTGTTCGCTGAAACCCAAGAAGTACTGCCTCATGAGCACGGAAAAGTGGAAGGGCGCGCATGAGATGAGACGTGCTGCTTTGCCAATCGGTCGAAGTTCATCCTTAAGAAATGAGGTGAACACCACGGTAGGGCGCTGTCCGTTGCGGATGCTTTGTAACATCCAGTCAACCTCGGCAAGCACCTTTTTCATCTCGGGGGTGTCCAGCTTTATCTCTTCCTCTACGCCCATAGCCGCCGTTTTACCCTTGCCCTTCCACATGGCAGACCAAGGGAGACCGGGGCTTGAAGCCCGCGGCATGCCGCACAAGAAACGCTCGCCCGGTACGCCGCGCAGCGCTTCTTCGACAGTCAAGACACGCCTGTACTTCGGAGGGTGCAGGCCAATCAACTTCTTTGACACAATACGCTTGGCTTGATCAAGGCGGTGCGGTGGAATGCCACGCACATACTTGTTGTACTTCATGCTTGCATGCTCCAACGCGTCTACGCCATTGTATGACCGCAGGTTCGCTGGTTGCTGAGTGCACTCAAAGCCAATCTTGTTAAAGATTGGGCTCTTCGTGAGCTTGGTCTTCATGGGACGGGGCAACGACACGACGTGGAACAGAGGCTCGGTGCCAGCTGGCCCTTTGTGTCCGCCCTGCACCACAATCTCCGCAGTGGCAGGTGGAATGCATTTCTCAACGTCGTCGACCCTCAAGTGCACACGCTTACCCAGTGACTCAATGGCCTCAACCAAGTCCTCACGTGCCACTCGCGCAGCATATGCTGTTGGTTGGCCACGGGGGCAGCCAGCGACGTGGATACCGTAGATCGCCTGTGGCGCCGGGGTGCTGATAACGCCCACTAGAGCGCCACAGTCACCTTGGCGTGTGGTATACGATGACATGATGCTATGGGAGGTACCGGTCTGGCTGTAGCTGACTCGCCCAGCATAGGTGCACAAGCCAGTCTTCTCAACCATTGTGTACTCTTCCTTGTCGATGCCACAAAAATACGAGTGTGACCCATTGGGAATATGGTACGTCTTAGACAAGAAATGTTTCACAACATTCTTGCCACGCCTGACTTGATTGAGGAACACAATGACGACATCGTCGTCTTCGGTGCCCACTCGCTCATAATCCAGCACGCATTCACCATCTTCCATGGTCATGACGTCCTGCAGGTACACATTCTGCCCTGCCACCGCGTCTTTCTTGACTTCGCCATTACTTGTGTGGACTTGCTTCAGCACGAGGTACGCTCCACGGTCCTTCTCAAAAGCGGCAGCCCAACTCTCCATGATGTGCATGGGAAGTAGAGCGACTTGGCTCTGGACCATAGTAATGATGCCAGTTGTGGATGTACTTGAATTGGGTACATGACAGTCGACGCGGAAGCAATTGGAGCGAACCGCGGACTTGATGACATCTTCCACACCGCGCGTTCCGAGCTCCTTGCCAGCTTTACGAGCCCTTACGATGGGCCTTCTAAGGGGGTAGGCGGACTCGGGACTCGTGGTGGGTTTTCGCAGATCTGGGAGCCCACCACTCTCAGGCGTAGCTTGCTGTTGCGTGAACATCACGAAGAGATAGCCAAACAACTTGGCAACACCGTAAATGATTGTGGCACTCGTAAGAATACTCGTGAGGCGCGTCAAAGCACCATACAAGTAATTTTTGTTCGAGAAGTCAAATAAGCCAGTATGCAACCGCATGCTCATTATGGCGTCCGCAAACATCTGAATCGCCAGCTCTGGGTCACGCTTGGCCTCGAAGGAAATGCATGCATCAGCTGTCGTTTCAGGCAATGGTAAAGTCACCCAACCATTCTGTCCATGGTAAATGATGCGCTCATCGTAGATCCTTTTAAAGTCAGCGATATCAATCTTGGGCAATTTGCAACCTTTTTCCAAGATTGTGAGCGTCCTACCATCAAATTTGTGGTTGAGCATCAAACCCTTGCGGAAGTTCACAAAGGTGCCAAACATCGGGGACTTGTAGCAAAGCGCGCAAACGCAATCCTTCACTTGTGTGATGGGCGTGCTATCGCGCTGACCAACCTGAGCTTCGAGCTCACACTCAATAGCCCCTAGTTGGGCTTCAAGCTTGTTGGCGCAATCAAGGTTCCTCCTCGCTTGAGTGGCGACCCCCAAACGGTGGTCTAGGTCATCCTCAATCATCTCAAGAACGTCCTTCTCCACGCCAGGGGCTGACGCACCAGTGCGCTGAGCAATCACCTCATCCACAGCCTCCTGGACCATGTCCAGCATATTGATGCCCTCTCGCTCATTCGACTCGTACTGTTGCACAACGCAATCAATGAACTCATCGACTGAATACTCGCGTTCATCCAACTTGCCCCACTCAACACTTGTCATCTTGTGTAAAACCAAATGGGGAAAGGCCGGTTGGCCCTTGGCGCGATTAAGCATGTAATTGCGGAGCTTTTCCTTATCGAGACGACGATTCTGTGGTAACTCATGGGCCGTGTCAACTGTAGCCCAGTTCGGCTTGACACACGCGCACCAGGCGAAGTCCAAACGGCGCAACACTGCTTGTGGCTCCTGGATACTAGGCATTTGATCCGGGCGGAAAGTCTCACGGTTCGTTGTGAGCCACACGAACTTAGAGCGGAAATGATACCGACCCTTGTCTTCAAGCGCCGCCATGTTCAAGCAGTAAGGGTTGTTGTTGTTAATCATGATCAGCTCAGAGAAGATCGATTCACCTGTTGCACTGTCGCGGATGAACCCAAACTCATCGATGAGCATGTGTTGCTGCCCTTTGTAGCCTGAGTAATACTGGTCCTTCTGATTGTATGAATACATAAAGTTGCCACGATTTTTGCGGAACTCTTCCAGCTTATCATCTGGCAGGACGCGTGATGATACAACTGGCCAAGCCCAATTCATCAGGGTGGTCTTACCAATGCCAGGCGCACCAGTCATCAGAACGGTTACAGGTGTGATCCTCTGACCGCTACTGTACACGTTCATTGAACCTAGGTGTACCATCATGAGGTTCAACACGCGCTTACACTCGACAACATCGCGAATCTGCAAATCCGTGCCACCGGTCGACTTGAGCTCGTTGATGACCTTCTCAGCTTCAGCATAAAGCTCATTACACTGGTGCAAGACTGATTGGTCACGCAAACCACTATAGAACTGGTCGCGCAAGCTGTGAACTTTCGCGACATACTGCTCAAGGAAAAAGTAAGGGTCCGAACGCAACTTGATGGGTTCACCACCAAAGCAATTTCTGATGAAATTAACCACATTTTCAAGACCCTTAAGGCACGCATCGACAAACGAACGCCAGCCTTTTTGGGCTGCATCGAAGCCTTTCACCTTCTCGCCAAACTGTTGAGCTGCGTCAACAATGTCTGAGGCCTTCCTCCAAGTGATGCCCACCAGCGCCATAACAATGGCCACAGTGCCAGCTGCATACAGCGGTTTCTCTAGCATGCCTTGGGCGACGATCTCGGGGTCACTTTTGGCCTGCACAGAGAACTCGGAATAGTGCTCCTTCAGACCGGCCAGCGCCGCAGAAGTCGCTGCGAAGGCAGCGTGCATGTGGCCTTGGCCAGTTGTGAGGACGCGCAAAACAGATATGCCGGCAATTAAGGCCTGCAGAGGAATGTTTTGTGTGTGCATTGCATAAAGAGTCGATAGGATGAGCCCAACGGTGATCAAGTTCGCCACGGTCTCCTTGCTGGGCAGCAGCTTCTTCACTTGCTCGCGCAGGTTGGAAGGCCGTGTTCTCTCCTCAAAGACCGACATCAATGACGTCAGCTTATCAAGAATAGGGACAAAATCCTCCTTGATTGTGTTGTTCGTAGCGTTGATGCCCTCCTTAATGCCTGTGAGATCCTCGGGATTGTACCGCCCGACAATGGTAGTGAGCTCCTCCATGGTGGAATTGAACTGCGAAGCCTCATTTCCTAAGGCTTCCACGGCACCCATGAGGCCCTCCAACGAGTCAGGTATGTTCCCCAGGCCAGTCATGGCACTAACAATGCCACTCTGGGCCTCGAGCGTTTCAGACGCGGAAAGTCCTTTTCGGCATGACGTCGACTTTCTGCGCGTGAGCGCCCTCTCCTTGGAGTGGTTCCTGTGCTTTCTCATCTCTCTCTTCTTCTTGCTACGCGCCTTGCGGGCAGCGGCAACCTCCTTAGTGGGGGCCGCATTCACACTGCGATGCTCCTTGGCCCTACGCCCACGGCCCTTAAAAGTGTTTTCGGTTGCTTTAGCAACGACAATTTGCTTCTTGAGTTGCTCGTTGTGAGCGGCGATGACGCCAGGAATGGTGAGTTGAATTGACATTTTGATAGATAATTCGAAGTATGTGTGCTCAATGTTCATTTGTGTCTGGGGGGGTGGACGAGCATCTCGGCTCCCGACATAGTCACTGGCTTGCCTTGCGGCTGCGCACAGCCTGTGACGGTATTCGGCTTTCGGCCTATCCGGTTG